TTATTTAATGGATTTAAATTTCCTGAAATACTGATTCCTATTGATGATACAAATGTTTTAAGTGTGTTATTATATAAAAAATTAACATTTGCTCCGGATATTTCAAAACCAGCACCATCTGCTTCATACGAATTTTTAGCATTTGAAGCTAATACTATCATTTTATCACTTATGTCTACAACACTAGAATTAATAGTGGTAGTTAATCCTTCAACAATTAAATCGCCTTTAATTCTAACAGTCCCATTATTATCTTGTCCTGCGGGATCTATTGTAAACATAGAAGGAACATATAAAGTATATCCTCCAAATGAAACATCACCTGCTACATTTAATGTATCTAATAATCTAGTTGGTCCAGCAACATTTAATCTAGAACTAATATCTGTTGCTCCTGCGCTTAAATCATGTAATATAGTTTTTTCAGTAACTACTATATTTCCCAAAGTAACAGTACTTGATGAAGATGAAGTGACTATTTTTTGATTATTTATAAATACGCTACTTGCACTAATATCTATATAATTCTCCCATATATCAATATATGTATTATTACCTTTTGATAATTTTAAATTACTAACATCAATACCTGCTCTAAAATTAGAACCAGTAAATATATAATTATCTTCCGGACTGTTAAAAATCATTCCCGACATTATATAAATAGAATTATAAAATATAATATTATCTTACATTTTACATTTTATAATTTGACGGTTTTTAAATTTGACGGTTTTTAAATTTGACGGTTTTTAAATTTGACGGTTTTTAAATTTTTATATTTGCCTTAAAATAATACCCGATGAACCGTTTATTAAAGAAGTTCTAACATTAATTATTCCCATTTGTTTTCCTGTAATGTTCTTCTCTAATTTATATTTTAAATAATATTTTATTGTACCACTATTAATATTTTCATCTAAATAAGTCAAATTATATGGAATACTTAACCCATTTGTAACATTTATAATTCCAATACTACAATCTTGTATAATCATACTTGAATCTCTCCATAATTCTATTGTCATTCTTTCTTTGTAAGCATAACTACAATATAAAGTTGTTTTAACATTAACTAAAATATTAGTATTATTATTACATATATTAATAGTATTGTAAAAACTATTACTTAAATCTATTAGTTCACTAGTGGATGTAGTAAAATTTGTATTGTCAAATATTGTTTTATTAGAAATATTATGAGCGTTTGTAATTTCTCTCAATAGAATTCTAGATGAACTATTATTATTGGTTTTAATATTAATAAGTCCCTGATCTTTTGCACTATTATTATTATCTAATTTATATTTTAAGTAGTATTTATTTGGACCACTATTAATGTTTTCATCATAATATGTCATATTATAAGACAAATTTAATCCACCAGCAGCATTAAGTGTTCCCAAACTGCAATCTTGCGTAAGCATAGTTAAATCTCTCCATAATTCTATAGTAATTCTTTCATTATATGCATAAGAACAATATAAACTTGCTTTAACATTTACTAAAATATTACTATTATTACATGGATTTATAATATTATAAAAAGAGTTGCTTAAATCCATTAAATTATTAGTATTAGTTGTTAAAGTAGTATTAGTAAACTCTGTGCTATTAAAAACGTTATTGTAAGCAAAATTATATATATTTTGATATTCTTTTAATAAAATATTAGAAGAACCGTTTATTGTAGACGTTCTAACATTAACTATACCTTGCTCTTGATTACTATTATTACTATCTAATTTGTATTTTATATAATATTTTTTAGGACTATTATTAAAATTCTCATCTAAATAAGTAAAATTATAAGACATAGTTAAACCACTTGTAGCATTTGATGAACCAAAAATAGAATCTTGCATAATCATACTTAAATCTCTCCATAATTCTATAGTAATTCTTTCATTATATGCATAACTACAAGCCAAAGTAAGATTTACATTTATTAAAATGTAAATTGTATTACATAAAGTAATTGTATTATAAAATGAATTACTTAAATCTATTATATTAGCAGTTAGTGTTGTATAATTATTAGCATCAAATAATAATTTGTTTGTGAAAATAATAGTATTTCTATAATTAGTTTTAATTTTAATTTCTCGTAATATTATATCAGATGAACCTTGTGTAAGAGAAGTTCTAACATTAATAATACCTTGGGGGGGATGACTACTAACAGGAGTAGTTTCTAATTGATATTTTAAGTAATATTTTTTTATACCACAACTAATATTTTCATCTAAATATGTTAAGTTATAAGGAATTGTCATACCACCAGTATCATTTGTTGAACCTAAATTTATATGTTGTGCAATCATGCTTAAGTCTCTCCATATTTGCACTGTTATTCTTTCATGTTTACCATGACTACAGTATAAAGTAGCATTAATATTTACTAAAATATTAGTAGTACTATTATTAGTATTGTAAATAGTAATTGTATTAAAAAATGAATTACTTAAATCTATTAAATTACCAGTGGTTGTTGTAAAATTAACACTACTAAATTGTATTTTATTAGAAGTATTAGTATATGCTGTATCTTCTAATTTAGAAATTTTATTTGTCAAATTTTGAGTATAAATTAATAATTTAGTAAAAATATTATTAATGCCAGGATTAATATTAGATGAATTTTTCAAATTGTCTATGTCTCTTGTAAGAGTATTAATATTTTTTTTTCCTATATATTTATATACGCTAATTACAGGTTTATTATTATTAGTTATATTATAAATTCCACCATATATATTTTGCTGAGCTAAGTTATTAAAATCAGAAAAAAATAAAATACCATTCTTATAATTATAAATCCAATTTCCACCTTGAATACCAAATGGTAAATTTTGTAAAACAGTTGAAGATTGTAATGAGTTTTCAGTAAAAACTTCATATAAGTAAGGGAATTTTAAAGCATTACCATCTGTGAAATCATAATATGATTTATAATTATATTGTAAAGAGTCTTCCAAAACATTATTATATGAAATATCTAATTTAAACCAAGATGCTCCATAATTTGAATTTTCTGTTCCGTATGTTTGTTGTAATTTTAGATATTTAAATCTTCTAACCGTTCCTGTACTATCATCTACAATACTACTTTGTGCTTTATTTAATGGATTATAATAATAATTATAAAAATCGCTAGGATTTAATCCTATTTCATTAGCACTTTTAACATTACCAGATGTATCAAAATCTGGATATTGAGTAATATTTTCTAATAATACATTTTCACTTAATGTATAAGTATTAAATTTGGTATTTACTTCTTCATAATAACTAATTTTTTCAGATGTAGATGGAAACCCCAATATTTCTTTAAAAATTATATTTAATTTTTCACTATCATCTATATTTTGTGTATCAGTCATATTACTAATTTAAATAAATATATTAATATAATTTATTTAAATTTAATAGTAGTGTGAAGCACTTCCATTAATAGATATATTATGCATATTGCTATTTCTTATTTGTATTTCTATTAATAAAGCAGTTACTACATAAACGTGTAAACTTTGATAATTATTTTTCTTAGGTTTCTCAATATAATCATCATATATATAATCTAGTGTATTAAAATTTTCATATATAATATTTTTAATACTATAGGCAATATTAGTATTATAGTAATTGGTATTATCATCATATATAATTCTTAATCCATATATATCGTATGGTATTTTATATTTTTGTATTTTTGAAATAATACGCTTTTTTGATTTAATTCTTTTTTCATAATAAATATTAAGATTATTATTAAGATTATTATTGTTATATAATAAATTTTTATCAATAATATTGATTATTTTATTAGTATGTTTTTCAAATAATTTAAATGATAACTCTGTAAAATTAGATAATAAAATATATATATAACATATAGATAACATATTATGTTATATATTATGTTATATTTAATATGTAATATAATATGTAATATAAATATGTAATATAAATATGTAATATAAATATGTAATATAAATAATTTATATTAAATAGTATTAGATATGTAATTATATTATAATTTAAATATTTTTTTTTACTTTTAAATAATGTTACAAAATTTGAAAGAGTTACATGACAAAAATAATTTACCAAATTTATTACTATATGGAAATAATTTAATTGGAAAAAAAACTTTACTGGAGCAATTATTATTATATATTTATAAAAATTATAAAAATATTGAAAATAATACACTAATATTGAATTGTAGTTTGGGGAAAGGGAACATAAAATTTATAAGAGACAATTTAAGATTTTTTGCAAATACAATAATTCATAAAAATATAACAAATTTCAAATCTATTGTCTTATTAAATGCTGATAGTTTAACATTAGATGCTCAATCAGCACTACGAAGATCGATAGAAATATATAATAATACAAAATTTTTTATTGTAACAGCAAATAAGTCAAAAATTATTAAACCAATATTATCTAGATTTTGTGAAATATTTTGCAATATTAACAATCTAAACAGTATTTATAAGTCATTAACAATAAATAATAATAGCAATAATAATAATTATAAATTTAATAGTAAACTTGGCATAATCATTAAAAATTTAGATAATGCTATGAAAGAATTAAGTAGTAATTCTATAAATAACCTATTAATTAATTATAGTTCATTAATATATAATAAAGGCATTAGTGCTAATAATTTATTAGAATATTTTACAAATTGTTCCAATTTTAAATCTGACTTCTCAAAATTTGTATTTTTTTTTGATATTTATAAGAAAGAAATAAGATGTGAAGAATTTTTAATATTTATTATTTTATATTTTTATAACAATAATTGTACTATTAAATTTTCAATATTTAATAATATTTAGTATTTAGTATAAATAATTTAATAAACAATTTAGTTTGAATTTTATTTAAAAAATAAAATTTAAATTATAAATATGGATGATTATACATTATCAACAATAATTGAATCCAAAAATGAGTGGTGTGCTAGATTAACTAATACGTTAACACCATGTATTATTGAAGGTTTAAGGTCTGTTTTTTCAGAAGCATATAATGTTTGTAAAGAAAACGATGAAGAGTCTAAATATTTAATGACATTTCAAAATTTTTTAAATAATATACCAAAATGGAGTTCTGAAATAGTTGAAAACGAGAAACAAAGAATAATTACATCAAGCGCATGTAACTATTTAGAAGATTTATTATCTTGCGTTCACATTACTCAATTAAAATCATTAACATCATCACGCGTAGGATTAAAACAAAAAAAAATTAATATAGATATACCTGACTTATGTAAATTTATACATAAAACATATATAAATGTTGCCCGAAAAGTTTATGTTAATATATATTTATTTGAAATAAATATTAAACCATTACAAACGCAAAAAAATAATAGAGAATTAGAATTAATAGTAAAAGAATGTATTTTAAATACAATAAGAGAGAGCATTCCTATTGAACATATATTACAAATGTATTTAGATGAGACACAAGAAACAGATGTTGAAGTAGAAGAAAAGAAAGAAATTGTCACAGATAAAGAAGCATTAGAGAAACTTAATAAATTAAAAGAAATTAAAGAATTAGAAAAAATAAAAAAAGAAGCACTTGAAAAAATAAAAGAAGAAAGTAAAACAAATTTAAAGAAAGCAATTAAAAATGCTACAAAAGATTTAAATGAAGATAATTTAGAAATATCAAATAAGAATAAAGATATAAATATAAATTCATTATTATCAAAATTAGAATCTAATTCCAGTAATAATTCGACCGATGAATCTAATAATGAATCCAATGATGATTCTGATATAGAAGATAATTATAAATTAAAAATAGATAAATTGAATATTAAATCAAGTGAGTTAAATATTAAAAATATTAAAAATGATCCAGATGAATTAGAATTAGATATTTTAGATTTAAAAACCGAATTGAGCACAGATGATGAAAAATCAGATTTGGAGTTAGATTTAGATATAGAAGAATTAAAATAAACTAATTCGTTATATATATAAAATTCATTTGTTTTCTAATAATAAATGAATTTTATACTACCATCATTAGCAATAAGTATTATATTTATGATATATAAAATAATAGATATGAAATATATAACTAAAGAAGAAAACACATTGAAAAATGTGACAAAGGATAGTTTAATAGTATTTTTATGCAGTATGGTATCATTATTTGCTTTAGAACAACTTAATATTAATGAAATAATAGGAAATTCAAAAGAGTCTTTAAGTGCATTTACAAATGAACCAGATTTTTAATATTTTATATTTTATATTTTTATATAAAATATAAAATATAAAATATATTTTTACACCATAATTGGTAACTCATCAATATTAAATATTGCTTCTGGATTATTGATTTTCTTTTTTGCTATTTGATATTTTTCAAATAGTGGTTTCTTTAATACATTTTGTGGGGTATGTTTATGAACACTACGTGCTATCATTTTATATAATTTGAAATCTGGGTATCTCTCAGAACCATCATTTTTATACAATATATTTTTATTTTTATCATCAAAAACCCATTCAATCATTAATTTTTTTATAGGAGACTTTAATTTTTTAATATCTTCTAAGTCATCAATAAAATAATCAAATAAACTACATCCCAGGCGACATAAATCAAAACTATAATTTGGATCTAAGCGTGGTTTATTTTCATTTAAATAAGGTTCGCAGTTATATTGTGTTGCAGCATCTCCATCGTGCGAGTAACTATCACTACATATAAATTTATTTTTAAATCTATAAATAGCTCTTCCAAAATCGATTATTTTATATATTTTACCAAATGTAGGAACTTTATAATGTGTGTTATTAAATTTATAATATAAATATTTCTTTTCTGTTGCTACATATACAATATTATTTGTATGTAAATCATTATGAGTAAAATGGAAAACTTTTTGATATGTAATTAATGTAAATAATATTTGTAAAACAATAGATTCCCATTCATCATCTTTAATTTTTTTACTTGAAATATAAGAATCTAATGTATCTTCACAACATTCTAATACTATAATTTCAACTGGAAATTTATCTATTGAACAAAATATATCTTCATCATCATCCTCACTTTCTTCGCTGCTTGATTCATCTGATTCGGTTTTGTTTGAGTCTAATGATTCTGTATTTGATGATCTAGAAGAACAAGACTCAGAATTAGTTGTTTCATTTTTGCTTGTATTATAATTACTTGATTTAGTAGATGATTTATCTAAAATATCCAAATTTTCATATGTCAATTCTAATTCTTCTTTTATTAAAAATTTGTTTTCTAAGCTACATACTTCAATACTATCTAAATCTTTAATAGTTGAATCTTGGATATTTAAATCTTGGATAGTTGAATCTTGGATATTTAAATCTTGGATATTTAAATCTTCGTTTGTTAAATTATTAGTTAAATCACTATTGTTATCATTTATTAATAATGATTTTTTATATTTGTTAGTTTTGCCAAAAATATTTTTCATTTTTTCACTTGCTTCAATTTTGAATAGATTATCTCTGTATTTATGAAAATAGTCTGATTCATTTAAAAATTCTAAATCTTCAGAAATATTAACTTTAAAATTATTTTTTATTCCTAAAAATGCACCATAATAATTTAATCCATTATAAAAACTATAGTTATTCAATAAGCAACTAGATAAAAATGAAAAAAAACCATCTATATATGCTGAGTTATTTGGATCCAATATTTTTTTATATTTTGTATGATAGTCACTATTATTAATAGTAGTACTATTATAAAATTTAGGTAATTCTAAAATATTATAACTATTATCATATTTACCTAACATATATTTAACTGGATCTATTAATGGACTAAACTTTATAAAAATATTTTTGCTACATACATTATTACATATATCACATATATCACCTACAAATTTATTATAATTTATTTTTTCAGATATATCTTCTAATCTATAACTATTATTTAGATTAATAGCATTATAATTATTGCTATTTAAATCAAAATAATTATTATATAATGGAAAATAATTTTGGACATTTGTTATATCTAAAAAATTATTGTTGCTAATTTTTTCAAAAAGTGGTTTGTTATTATTTTTTCTATAGTTTAATTCCATTTAATAAATTAAAAATACTTATTTTTCTTATTTATAACACAAATAATATTTTTAAATATTATTAAATATTACTAAATATTACTAAATATTACTAAATATACTATTTATTTTTTGTATTATTTAGTTTAAATCTTAGATTATTTTTTGTATTATTTAGTTTAAATCTTAGATTATATAATATTATTAGTAAACAATAATGACATTAGAATTAAAAAAATTTGATATTAAAACAATTAGTTTTAGACCAGATGAAAATAAAGGTCCTGTTATTGTTTTAATTGGTCGTCGTGATACAGGAAAATCATATTTAGTTAGAGATCTTCTTTATTATCATCAAGATATACCAATAGGAACTGTTATTAGTGGAACTGAAGCAGGTAATGGTTTTTATGCTGAACATGTTCCGAAACTTTTTATTCACGATGAATACAATACTGCTATTATAGAAAATATTTTGAAGCGACAAAAAACAGTATTGAAGCAAGTAAAAAAAGAAATAGAAGTTTATAAAAAATCAAATATAGATCCTCGTGCATTTGTTATTTTAGATGATTGTTTATATGATGGCAGTTGGACTAAAGATAAAATGATGCGTCTTCTTTTTATGAATGGGCGTCATTGGAAAATAATGCTTGTTATTACTATGCAATATCCTTTAGGTATTCCTCCAAATTTACGTACAAATATTGATTATGTGTTTATTTTACGTGAACCATATATAGCAAATAGACGAAGAATTTATGAAAATTATGCTGGTATGTTTCCAACTTTTGAAAGTTTTTGTCAAGTTATGGATCAATGTACAGAAAATTTTGAATGTTTAGTAATAAATAATAATGCAAAATCCAATAAATTACAAGACCAAATTTTTTGGTATAAAGCAGACCA